CTTGTGAGTAATTACTCTATAAATTGTAACAAATTCGTAGTGGGTTCGTCAATGCCCTGCGGGTCGTATTCCACCTTTTCTGCCCATGACGGATTAGCCACTTCTATATCTACTTGTAATGTCAAACCCAATGAGTTTTGTTCCATAATATCCTTTAGGTCGCCCACGACCTCATGGTACTCACTCTCATGTATTTCAAAGACCAACTCATCGTGAACTTGGATAAGCAGCCTTGATTGTTTATCTTTCAAATACTTGACGCATTCAATAAACCGTTCAGTAACTACTTCTGCGGAAGTCCCTTGAATCAAAAAGTTAATTCCTTTATAAGCACTATCTTTATTAATCTGGTATAAACGACCATATTTATTTCTCACTGTGCCAGTACGCTCAATAGAACGTTCTACATTAGTCTTGAAGTCTTTGAACCCCGGCATGCGCTCTATAAAGTTGTTCTTATACTCTCTAGCTTTTGTTCTGGCTATTTGTAACGTCATAGCCAATTTCTTCTCTCCCATGCCATAAAGAACCCCAAAGGTAATAGTCTTTACAAGTTGACGGTAAAAGGAGAAGTCGGGATGTTCTTGATCAATACCATATGCAATAACTGCATTTTCTGAATGGAAATCAACATTAGGCTTATTCAATAAAGCGGTAGCTTCGGGAGTGTTTAGGTAATGCAAAAGCATGCGTACTTCCATCTGGGAGTAATCCATGGAAACCAACTTGTACCCCGGTCGTGGAGTTATAAGTTGCCTGACATGACATTCACCTTCATCCCCATTCATCTTATCCCCGCCTAAATATGACCACGCCTGTAAGGTGGCGTCTGATAACGTGGGAAGCTTTTCAATCTTACCCTTGTTCAAAGCCACAGCCTTTACACGCTCCCTTACTGTATTAAAGTCTTCGGGAGTCTCCAGCTTCTTTTCTGAGATGTAAGTAACACTTGCAGGTATATTTTGAAGGTTAGGGTCAAGTGATGAGAGCCTACCAGTGCCAGCTTGCCAATTAGAAAATGTGGAATGAATGGTCGAATTATGTAAATATGGTTCTAGGTAGGTGTTTTTAAGTTTAGCTAACGTCCTGTACTGCTTTACCAGCCCTGTGAAAGGAGAGTCAATCTGAACTAAAGCATCTTCTGCCCACGATTCTATATGTGGTACGCCTAACGATTGATGCTTACACTCCGAATTTCTGCATTTAGGAGTTAGAACGGGAGAGTGTAGCCCTCTAGCATTCATTATTTTACTAATGTTAGGACCGGAATTAATGTTGAACTCTTTTTCAGCGTCCTCAAAAAGAATCGTCTGTATCTTTTCCATACGAGTTTCTATACGTGACTTTAATTCTTGGGCTAATTCTACATCTACATTAATTCCGGGTCGCTCTACTTCCAATAAAGCCTTCGTTGAATCTATCATGAGTGACCAAATGTCCATCTGTTTAGTACTTCGTAAGTCATCTAAGCAATCGTTATATAGTCTCCACGTCCAATAGACGTCCTTCTCACAATATGGACCTAGCACAGACGGAGGGGCGAGGGAGAAGTCTTCCCCCCAACCATTTTTAGTTATAACGGCTTTTGTCTCTATGTCATACGAACCCGCATCTACTCCGTACCTTCTAATGATCGACGGGGTAAGTCCTAACTTACTTACGTTAGAGTGCTCTGTTAGACGAATCATAACGAGTACATCAATGAGTACCTTATCCTCAACAATTAATCCATCCTTCTCTAAAAAGGCGGCATCAAATTTTAGGTTATAAGCATAGATTCTCTTAGCAGAATTCAATACAGAAATAAGGTTTGGTAAACATTCTAACGGTAAATTAGAGTCTAAGGTTTTATGTCGGAAAGGAAAGTAAAAAGTCTTACCTTCCATAGTACCAACACCAATTCCACAGTTCTGATGTGTACCAAATCTATCAAGACCATTTGTCTCTACATCTACAAACAAATCCTCATTACTATCGGATAGCACCATGAGGGCGGCATCGAACTCTTCCTCTGTGGTAACCACCGACATTACCGACGACTCCGACGTTTTGCCTTACGTCTTCGTTCCTCACGATTATAGAACGCTGTGTTACCTACCCCGTTTACCCATTCTGCATTCAAGTTATGCTTTAAAATCCAGAGGGGGCGGTGTACGCCACCTATCCTGTCTTTAGGGCTATCATCATTTGGGTAGGCTTCTAGGTACCCTTTCTTACGAGCATATTCTGGCTTCCACCGATCTCTCATCGCTCGTCTTCTAGCCGCCCTATCCATTTTTACATTCTCCATACTAACTAGCCTCATTTCCTACAAATCAATAGGGGGCGGTTACCCGCCCCCGAAGTCAATTATTCCCACGGAAGTTTTTCAACAACCTCGTTTTCGTTAGCTTCCCCTTGAGAGCCTTCAATACTCACAGCGGTGGTTGGAACATCACCCGTTTCGGATGAGTGTCCTACACCATAGTTGTCCATCATATAGTCCCACGCCGAAGGAAGGTCACTTACCTTAGCTAACCTATCTTCGGGAACTGTAAGTTCTAGCAACGATTGTGCAGCGATGGAATAGTTCGTATTCCTTCCTGCGCCACGTCGAGTCACTTTGATGACGCCCTTGGAAAGGTCGCCACCCCAATCGTTATAGACGTCTACTAAATCATTGTAGTATTGATCGTCTCTACCGAAGGGTAGTATGCAGAACCTAAAATCTCCAACTTCCTCAACATAACGTTTGGTCTTACCGTCTGCTAAAAACACCTCATTCCAAGCCTCATTCTTCTTTGTGGCATGCGCTACATTATGTATGTACGCCCAGAACCCAAAACGATATGAGGGTCTGTTACCTTCAGGCACAGGGCGAAGTGGTCCGTCCTTATCAGCAAGAACCTTAGTCCAGCTTCCACTGCCATCAGTTTGCTGGAAGGTGTGAACCCAGAAGCTATCCATATATGGGTCATCGTCTTGACCGGACGCTACTGAAGTTAAAAACACTTGGCTGTCTTCCAACCAAAACTGCTCCCTACGACTTCCGCCCCCGTCTCCACCTGTACGGCGGTTATTTCTCATTGCACCAATTCCCGGCATTATTATCTCCTTACCAGTAGTTTCTGTTGCTAATAATTTGATCTATTAGCGTTTTATCAGAAATTTCCTGAATGTCCTTGTTACCTTCTGGTAACTCTATGTAACTAATCCTACATGTGGGTGAAAGCTTTGTCAAGCAACGATCTGTTCCAATTCTTCCAGCCTCATCACTATCTAAGCATAACACAATTTCACCAATTGGCAAATCCTGTAGTAACTGAACTTGCGTTGCAGATATACTCGCACCCAATAATGCTACCGAATTGTACCCCATCTGATCTAACCACATGGTATCTAACGACCCCTCGGTTATACATACCATACTGGTATCCCGAAGTAGGGGTTGTCCGAATAGAACTCTGGATTTTTTGAATCCTGTAGCATACACATATTTTGGCTGTTCGCCATCCACCCTACGAATTAGGTGCCCCACATTAACGTTATCCTTATCTGATATGGGTACGGCTAATCCATTTTGTGCGGTTATCCCACAGGAGAATCTTTTTAATGTATCTACTGTGAAACCCCTGTCAAATATCCAGTCTGGTACATAAGATTGATTGAAGTCAAATGACATCTCTCTGTTAGCATCGTCAGGGTCAGCCTTCCAAATCAAATCATCAAGTACGTTTATGTCAACCACATACGCAGCATTACCTATATATTCATCTACGGACTTATCGTCCATCTGTAAATATTTTTTAAAAAAGTATCTCAGGTCCCCCCCGCCACATCCCGCATAACAAATCCACTTTCCCTTGACGGTGTTCACTGAAAACGAATCGTGGGAATCTCTGTGAAACGGACATAGCATCTGCGACTCCCCGTGAGGCACGTTGAATCCAGCCTTGATCATTAACTCTTGCCAGTTAGCCACTACTAAATTGCCGCCATGTCTGTTTCAGTGATTAGACCTTGGTTGACGTCCCACTTCAAAGTGGCTAGGTCAGAGCCTAGAACCCCATCTCTAAACTTCTGGAATTGCACATCCCTCAGTTGAGGCAGGTTTTCGACTAGGCACATTGACAATGCTACGTCACTGGCTCTAATAAGTGCATCTCCAAACGCAACCTGATTAGGACCCGGAGGTTGGAACAGGTTAGCCCCAGCTTCACGGGTAGCCTGAGTAGCAGCTACAATGGTCATGTTGTTAGATAGCGCAAAGTTCTTCAGTCCATAGAACAAACTATGACTTTGCTCCCATGCTGCACGATTCGACACAGCAGTAGAAACTAGGTATACCCCGTCAATAATACATATGTCTGGGTGGTACTTACGTATAAGTCCTGAAATTCCCGACAGGGATATACTATCCTCTCCTGAGATACTGTCACTTATCATAAGGTTCTTTCGATTATTACTCTGTAAAAATTTCTTATATACATCTATGTCCATTTGTGAGCCTGTGCGTATTGCGTGATGTGATAATTTTATACCCATCATGTTTGCCATCACTACGTCTACTCTCATACCGATTGATTGTTTGGGCATCTCAGTAGAAATTAGTAAGGTTTTCTTACCTTGAAGCGCAGCTTCACAGGCAATTTTTACACATAACCATGTCTTACCCACCGTAGGTCTTGCAAAGAAGGACACTAACTCTCCGGGTTGCCACCCCATTCCGGTAGCGTTTATAGTTCTAAACGGTGTACGTATCCCGATCATACCTTCTCCAAGGCTACGCTTTTCTACTCTATCTTCATATTCTGCGAGCCTATCTATTTCCCCATCGTCATATTGAGAAACATCTTCATCGTAACCCACCTCCACATCTGCTAGGGAGTTGACTATAGAAGTTAGAGCCGCCTTGGGATTAGAAGATAGTAAGGTTTTATTATCAGAGAAGGATTTAATTACCTGTCTGAATAAAACCTGTTTCTTGAATTCCTGTTGTGCGTAATCAAAATTAGTATCTCTGGCATC